TACTATGCTTAGCGTCATAGGTCCAGATTTCGATATTGTCCACTGTGCCTCGGAATTGTGGCTTATCAGATTGGTCAAAGGTTGGAGTGAGCGGCACTCTGATCCCTTTATACGGCGTAATGAATTTCTCATTAAACTCAGGATCTTTAGTTAATGTGTTGTACACCTTAGAAGTGGTTAATGCCATGATTGGTGATGTACCTGAATGTTCAACAGCCAAGTCAATCATCGCCTGAATATCCTTAACCGGTGTGGCTCCTGCTTGTCCCCATTTAATTAGAGGTATGAAGTTACAGGCCGGGTTCCGCTCATAATCCACTTCGTACATCGGGAAATCTGCTGAGGCAAAAGTAGTCTTACCATATAGCAGTACATCACGGGCAATCAGCAGCTTCCGGTTTTCAATAGATTGACGCAGGTACAGAGCCTTTTGTGCCTGGTCGATTAAGAGCAAGTCTGCATCAGACAATCGATTTGAGCCTGTAGCAATCACATCATAACGGCGTAGTTGTGAAATCAGCGCCGTATTTTGTACTTCGCTTGGCATCACCGTCATCATCGGTTTTAAATAAGCAGGTTTCACGAATTTAACGTTACCAGACTCACCTACTTTGATTTGGCGACCAGCTGCTGTCGGAGTGACAAAAGGTGCAAGTGGGGTTGCGGTGTTCAGCTCACCAACAGGAACTTCTTTTTTAGTGTAGGACACACGTTGTGGGAAGAAGCGATCCATTAACCAGGTATCTACCTTTTGAGTAGTGTCGGTCAGCAGCACCAGCTGTGGTACATCCAGCAACTCAATGGGTGCATTTTGAAATGTAAAAGTTTGACTCATGTCTTAGTTCCCCACCACTTTACGAAGTTCGATTTTATTAGCCAATGCCTGTGCACGTACTGCATCATATTGATCTGCTGTTAATGGAACTCCGTTCACAGTAACTACAGCAATATCGAAAGGACCTTGTGTATAGATTGGCATTTCTAAGTTATTGTTGGCGTGATATGTAGATTGCTCTGCAGTGAAATCTGAAACAGCAATCGCGTTCCAATCCCCTACCACCCCAGTGGTAACAACAGGGTGGTCAGCCACATTATTTGCACCAACGTTGAGTAGATCCCCACGTTTGTATGCAGTTGCTGTTTTTACTTTGGCATTTTCGGTGCGAATACCATTGCCTACCACCAATTGATTGGTCGTAATGGTTTGAGTAATTGTTCCCATTATTTAGACTCCTGAGCTGCCGCAAATTTAGCGAATGCCTGATCCAAAGCTGATCCTTGTGGTGCTTGCCCACCCTGGCCACCAGTAGCCTGATGATTGAACAGGTAGTTCAGCGCAGGATTTACACTTGGTGTTTGTTGTTGCTGCTGGCCAGCTGGTGGCTGCTGCCCACCTGCAGAGAACTGCCGAAGCTGCTTTGCAGTAAAGGCAAAGATGGAGTCGTCCATATTGGTGTATGCGTTTTTATCGTCAGCACTGAATTGTGTTTTCAGCTCTGTTTCTAAAGCTGCAATCTCATCAGCACGTTTTTGGGCTTTAAACTGTTTCAGCTCTTCCAGCGCATCGTCGCGCTCCTTTTCTGCCTGCTGTTTGGCCTGTTGTGCTTTTTCTATTTCGGTCACGTCTGTGTCCTCTTCTGGTGGTTGATTGGAGTTAAGTTTGCCTGAGAAGGCTTTGATTGATGTATTCCGATCAGCACCGGTAGAGCAGATCGTGAATTCACGAATACGGTTGTTACGAAAAACGGCGATAGGTCCGGTAAATGACTGACCATTAACCACAACGGTCTGGCCTGTGTTTACCTCTTCAACTGAACCCGGATCAATGAACATGGACATTTGAAATGGAAACTCGTCATCAGAGTCCTGGACAATCTCCTTAGCTCGTTCATTAGTCAGGAAGTGTCCTTCTACATCGATCTTTCCATTGGTATCGACTTTTTTAACTACACCGATACGATTAGAGCCGAAGTGCTCTTCCAGCAATGCAGTAGGTGAATCAATTTCGATACCCTCAAGATCAAAGACCACGCCAGTACGGCCCCAGTACCAGTGACCATCTACACGTCCACCGCTATATGCCGTACCTTTAAATGTACGCTTTTCTCCCTCTTTGGCCTGAGGTACCTCAATGGCTGATGTATTAAAGAGATATTTCAGCCGTTCTTCATTTGGATCTGGCATTTTTCATGCTCCATAAAAAAACCCCCCCTAATGGAGTGGCTCAAATTAATTTCTTAAGTTTAGTTAGTTAAGGCTTTCAGTGTATAAATCATCTGGCCATTTACTATTTCACTTGAAACTACCTGAAAAGATATGCCTAAAGGAAACAGTACGCCTTGCCCTGCATTTAACTTTTCCAGATCAATACCTAAACCTTTAGCATTTTCAATCTGAATCACAATATTTGAAGCAGAACCTGCAAGCATTAACGGCGCATCCAATGTAATGACTTTACCTACCTCCAATAATGCAGCGTAGGCTAGTGAAGCTGATCCAGCCACTGTAGTTGCACTATTCGATGCCACTGCCTGTAGCCTGCCTAAATCCTCCTTCAACCAGCGTTTAAGCACTTCCTCAGCCAGAGTGATAGGTGGCTGCTTTAACTGCGCCGTAAGAACTGAATCATTGCCCTGTACATAATCCAAGAAAGTACGAATCGCACTAGGTCGGATATCTGGATCAAGTGGAATCACTGTATTGGCCACCGTATCGAATAAGTCCCGAGTCTTATCATCCATTGGAGCAAATAAGCTGGCCAGCTTTTTACTTGCCGTCCACTCGGCTTTGATGACTTCCTTCTGCTCCAGCAAAAATGCTTTATCCAGGTCAGAATCTAGAATCTTCTGGTCCACCAGACCAGATAGATCGCCATAGGTCATTGGACTGGTACTCCACCCCATTTCCTCAGCCACTTCCGGTAGCTGATCATCTGGCGTAATACCATATTTCAATGCCTGCTTCTCGGTTAAGGCAATCACTGTACAGCGACACATGAAGCCCCACGGCGGGTAATACATGAGCCAGAATGGATCATCGATATGACGGATAATCCGGTTCAATGCCAGATGACTTGGACGGACCCGGCTATCATCGATAGCTGAATACATCAGGTATGGTCGTTTATCTCTATTGCGTTGCTGCTGTTGCCAGCGTCCATGACTATACGCCGTCTGAATATTGGTCCTAAAAACATTCTTGAGATAAGGCTCACTTAGCTTGATCTCATGTTCAGCGACTATTTTCTTAAAGTCCTCAAATGTCGAGCCATCTGCAATAGCTTTGTTTACGGCGGCTATCACAGTCTGGATCTGTTCTATGCTCGATAAAAAACTGACCGTGGTGGTCAGTTGTCGTGTCTTGAGATCCAGAGAGTAAAATTCATCAGGCAATACAATTTTACGAGCCCGGGCAAACTGTAAGGCCTCTAAGAATGTGACTGGTTTCATTTCCCCTCACTTGCTGTCATATACCCCAGCACATCACCTGCATATAAAGCCCGTTCCAGATTCGCTGTGAACTGCGACTGACTGGCTTCAGGCATAAGCTGTATCAGATGAAAGGCCAGTTCTTCTGGCGTTTCACTCTTCTGCAGAAGCTCGTTTACTTGGGCATTGCTTAAGAGTTCAATATTGCGCTGTGCATCAGTCAGCTCTTCTACTTCCTGCTGCTCAGGTGATAGCTTTCTGGTAGTTGTCGCAAAGCTAAAGGCTTTATGGGGTAGTGCATTAAATTGAACATTCTGCCCTACCGGTAAAGCTAAAGGCTCCTGAAGATCACCTGGATGCAAACCATATTCACGTTCAAAGTACTGTCCACTAAAGTGAGCACCTGCTGTTTTAAGCTTGGCATCACGTTCAGCCTGATCACCTTTAAGCGGCTTATCCTCAAGAATGACAATGGTGTGTCGTTGCCATTGGTTAATATCACAGAGTGCATTCAAAATAGCTTGGACAGTCGGGGTAATCATTCTCAGATCAGCTTTGAACTTATCATCCTGAACTTCCTTGTGAACCTTGCCCAGTGCCATAGAGCCGGCACCATCAGTACCACTGGTCAGTGTCTGACCCAAGATCACCTTCTGGATACGGCGCTCCAGGTTCTTGTCAAAAGTTTCATAGGCTCCACTACCGTTACCATTGCCATTACCCGTCCCTTGCACCGTAATTTCATCCTGATTTGAAATCGCAATGACTGAGCTTGCATGAGCATTGAGTAGTGCGCTTTTCATCGCCTCATTTTGTCCAGTCGCAGATTTACCAACCAGTATCGGCATACCAAACTTTTCAACAAACTTCGCCCAGAACTTAAAGCCGTTATTTTTAAAGAACCACACCCAATACAAGCGGCTTAATAATGCCTCACCATAAGGTTGCTCATAAGTCGGCTTGCATCGAGTCAAGAAGTGCTTGAAGCGTTGGTCTACTTCCTGATCCTGACGGATCTTGTTGTAGTTGGCCAACAGTAATAAACGGCCATCATTCTTTGGCTCATACCATTGCTGCGGTTTCTCGCCAATCCAGTTAAACCCAATGAACGGCGTGATGGTATCGCCATCAATATGCAGATTCGGCGTTTCCGGTTTGTTATAGATTGCTTCTAAAACCGAGTAGCCATACCAACGGGCGTTCTGTGCACCAATGATAATTTCAGACCACCATTCACGCAGATGCTCAGTCAGGATTTTTGCTGCTGAAGTATCAGCAGGTTCAATACGAAACGGCGCACTTTCCAGTTTATCCTGGCGTTTCTCAATACACTGGTATATCTCGTCATCGTACATCATGACTTTCAGCCGGTGACGGGTGACACCGGCCTTACGCAGAACCTCATCGCCGTCAGGCATCTTGGTCAGATAGTTGATGAGAGCAAGTTCAGCCTCATGAGAGTACATACCACCTGAAACCGGTTTTGAACTCTCAGGCTGTTTGACATTAGCCTTTTTACTTTTTTTAGCCATAATAAAACCTATGAAGCCGGTGGGCTGTAATTCAACATTAAAACTGCATCTTCAATGGCATCGATCAGGGTATCCACCTGGTCGTCATGATCATGGGTAAAGGCGGCATTGAATGCTTCACACTCTTCAAAGAAGTCGCCAACCCAATGAGCATTCTTGGGAACCATCACAAAACGATCTTCAGGCTTATCCTTATAATTCGCCTCAAGATGAACCTGTACATCCATAAAGCGAGAGAGCTTGTCGATATTTCGCTGTACTGGTATTACAGCAACACCAGAGTAAGTCCCGAGTGTCTGGATCAATTGGGTACCTGAGGCCTTGTCCTCTACCTTCATGTAACGAATAGGTTTGGTGTGCCAGGTATATTCCTTATGCCTGACGGTTAAGATCTGGGGCTTCCCATTTACCCCGCAAGAGATCCAGCAAATACAGCTTGCCATCTATCCCCATGCCCACCAGCAGAAATACCGAGTAGTCGTTATGCTCTTTAACTTTCTGGGCTGTATCGACTAGAACGGCGCGCCACTTTAATTCTGGTATATCTGTATAGAATCCAAACCATTCAGACTTGATCAGGTCTCCACCCAATTTCTTAGGCTGCTGCATGTACTGGCTTGAGAAGGTGTAGCGGGAAACTGTTGCCCCTTCCTTATCTTTACCGCCCTTTTCAAGCTGTAATAAAGATTGAAGTGACTCTTTCTTTGGCCAGTAGCTTTGACGGCCCTTTTCATCACGCTCAGCATCTCGCGGTACCAGCTTTTGAATATGCTCTGGCAAGGTGCCGATATAAGCATCATCAATTAGTGCCGGGATGGATATCTGTGTCCACTCACCTGGTAAATTTCCTGTCATGACAAAGTTAGTCGGATCTTCAGTATGAAGCCGCTGCATGATCATGATGATTGGGGTGTCAGACTTGGCCTTACGTGAGTTCACGGTATTGAGTAGCTTTCGATTCGCGGCATCTCGCTTGATTTTACTAAATGCATCCTCAGGCTTTAACGGGTCATCAATGATGATACAGCCAGTAAAGCCATCGTCTGCCAAGGTTCCTGCTCGCCGCCCTGTGACTTGTCCACCCATGGAAGCTACATACACATGACCAACGTCATAATCCTCAACTGTAATTTTCCACTCTTTCTTGGAGTCGGTGCTGTTTGAGACTGATAAATCCCACATCTGGCGAAAGTCTTTTGACTTCACAATGTCACGCGCCGTATCCGATACGCCTTCAACCAGTGATTGCGAGAATGAAAGATAAAGAAACCGTGAACGAGCATTTAATGCTAAACCACGTGGGATCAGGTTCGTGGTCAGCTCAGTCTTACCGGCGCCGGGTGGAACGTTGATCACCACGTTTGCAATCTCACCCGCTATAACCTGATCAATGATCCAGGAGATATAGATGTGATGCCAGTTCACCGTAAACTTAAAGCCCATACGGGGCTTGAAGAAACGCCGTGTGAAATATAAATGCTCATCTTCACACAGCTTCTTTTCAACCTGTGTTTGCAGATCCATTTAATATTCCTCTTGGGCCTTCCTTACTGCTTCAGCTACCTGCTCATCTGTAGCCTGAGTCACTGTTGTTTGAGTAACTTCACTGGTGACTTCAGTTTTATTAGTAAACTGGCCCCCAACATCTTTTGCGGCCTGTTCGAGAATCTTAAGGATCGTTTTGGCATTCTTGGTTTTCTCCAGTTGCTTTTGATACTGTTTAAGACGGTAGTACTTACTCGCAATTGGAATATCAATCAGTCCCTCATCAAACTTCTGACGAGTATCATTGAATAACTGAACATACTTCTTACTTAAGTTACGCCCAGCCACTTTAGTCGGGTCATAAGATGAGCATTGCATCCGGTCTATTTCAATATCAAACTCCTGTTTTACCAAGTCCGCTACTTCTTGAGGTGTATCACGGCATGCAAGAGCTTGAACTATAAATATTTTTACAGGCTCTTTTAGGGTTGCCATAATCACCTCTTTGTATGACTACGTATGACAAGACAGGCAAAAAAAGAGCCCTTAGGCTCAATTGATCACACACGTCCCACAACACGCAGCAATATTAGTTTCAGACACAAACGGCGCATTCTTCGCAATTTCCAGTAAACGCTTAACTGACTCATCAGCTCCCCAGCGTTTAGTCTCACCAAAGAACACCTCGACATCGTGGCCAGCCAGGTAATGCTTTGGTAAGCCGGTCATATCGCTATAAATGATTTCGCCGTCCTCATCACGTTCAACACCAATATGATAAAGTTCATGCTCAATCAAACGGCAGAACTCACGATCATTAGAGTTTTCGCAAAAGCTTGCGTCTACTGTAATGAGATAAACAGGCACATAGCCGAACCAGTCCCGCATCTGTTGTTCCTGTCTAGCCTTCTTCCAACCGCCCTGGTTAAACATCACCTTTTCACATTGGCCCAGTACCATACGTTTTTTCGCTACTGCCGCGGATGAAGCCCAAGCAAATGCCAGGAAGGTTTCATCATCATGAAGCAGCTCAGCGATATGATCATGGTCCGGATTGTGCAGCTGGCCACCCAAGGTTAAAAAGTTTTTAAGCACCCATTCTTTTAATTCAACGGCGGGTGCCAGCCGGATTGCTTCCTCTTCCTCTGCCTGATCAATCAGATCCGGCGGTGGGAATGGTCTGAACTGTTCTATCATTCATTCGCTCCAGTTCTTTTTTAATCCAGTTAATGACATAGCCTGAAAGTATTGAATCAGGATGAAAACGTTCGAACGTATAACCCAGTTCTTCTGCATGGTCATAACGATCCATGCTCCATGCTTTATTGGCCAGCTTACCCCTGCGTCCACCAGACCAAGGACCGCCTTCAATCTCAATTAGCAGTCGCAGCTTTACAATATGAAAATCAAATCGCCAGTGCTTAGTGTTTTTAAACTGAAACTTTCGCTCATACCCAATTGAGTGTTCTTCTAGCTCTTGAAAAAGGGTTTCTTCAGCTTCGAGATATTTTTGAGTTGCCTTAGGTAATGGCTTTGCTCTTGGTACCTTTTTTAATGGCTTTTTTCGGGTTAGGGCTTTGTATTGGTCTATATCCATAACTTATACCCATTAAAAAACCACCCGAAGGTGGCCTAAATGTATTGCTCAATTATTGGGGAGTAATAATAGCGACAAATAGATTATTCTCTTCTTCCCAATCAAAATCATAACCTCTGGTTCTGTAATACTCTTCAAGCTTTTCAATTGCTCCGGGTTCGATACTTGAGTATCTCTCTTCCTGCCTTACTATTGAGCCACCACTTTTTTCTAGCTTTTGATTAATACAGGAGACTAATTCTTCAAATGTAGCTTTATAAGTAGAAACCATTACTAGCTCTCAAATTTTCAATTAATTGTTGTATATATCAAAAGACTAAGTAAAAAAATATAATTCAAATGTTTCAAAATTCAAAGCTGATTTTAGTCTATTTTTCTATATACTTTCTCCACTCATTAGCATCGCCAACACACCCGCAGTGGAAGCAGAATATCTGGCGTATGTATCGGAGCACTCCTTTTCTCCTTAATTAATCTTTAAATGCCCAATCTCCATTTTTATCATGAAGCTTGATTGCTAATTTCTTTGGAAGAAAAGGTAATATTGGGTGAACTATTGAATTATGAATAAACCACTTAAACCATTTTTTCATCAAACACCTCTCTAGCTATTCGAACCTTCACGCTTCATTGTGTTTCCTCATTGGCACGCCATGTAGGACTCGAACCTACAACCATTGGTATAGAACACCCATGCTCTATCCGATTGAGCTAATGGCGTATATTTTAGATATAAAAAAAGCCCACCCTGAGGTGAGCTTTTTAGCTTGCCGTCTTTCCGAGCTGTCTATGTAGTAGATATATGCCTAGCTTTCTAATTTAGAGATATAGCCACTAAGGCGACATTAATAGCATTTCTCTTTAAGTATCTCAATACGAGTAGGCGGTATAATGCTCAACCAGTAGGTTTAAAGAATTTATCTCTTTTCTTCAGAAGATTCCAAATATAAAAAAATCCTGCTTTACTGGAGAGAGAAGCAGGATTAAGGGAGATGTCACCGAGTGTTCTTTCAACATACAACATATGCCAAGAAGAATATTTACTATAAGAAATAATTCCTATTTACAAAGTGGTGTTTATGATTCAAAAAGTTAATTCTTATTAAAATGATTACTTAATTTCTATTTTTGAAAACAATGAAGGCCTCATAACTTGAACAAGAAAAGACTCTTACAAGATGAGCATGTATAAGTTCACACTTACTCTCTCGAATAAAATTATTAACTAAATATTCAACTTCGAGAAGGTTATGTGCCTTGAACGTTTTTACATGTTTCATGAGATTTAACCCTCACACATCCATTTGTAAAGATAAAAGCCCATCTGTTTCTAGATGGGCCTTACAACTACTTCCAATGGCAGGAGTGGGTCTCAAGAGACCAGACTGATCCGCTTAGCGAGTTGCCAGCTCAATTTAAATTTAACATAGCAATAGGTATAAAAAAAGCCCGCATGTCTACGGGCTGTTAAATCTTCACTGGGCGAACAATTTATAAAACGCCCATTTTAGAAATCTTTATACTCAAGTGTTAAGTCTGTGTCAATAGTGTGCATTTTCTGTTATGCAAGCTGGGCATCTTGTAACTCAAAGTTAAAAGACTTTGCTAAACGTTTCCTAATCGCCTCTTCCCATTGGGCAATTAAAGATTCTGCAATGAGTTCATACTTTTCATAACTATATTTATAGCCTGCTTTAGTAAGGTTTAATTTTGCAATAGTGATTTTCTCATGCAATGTATAAGGACGTTTGCCTGTACCTTCGCACTTAATACAAAATTTTCCTCCTACTGGAAAACCTTCACTATAAATTTCCAGCTTACCTAAACCTTGGCATGTACTACACATTGCTTTCACAAAGATATGTCCACGTAAAACAACCTCAGCTATCCCTTTGGCAACATTGCTTAATTCACCTTGGCAATTATTCGGCTTGAAGTTATTTTTGATCATTTCTTTATGGATCTGGCCAGCCAGAATATTACGTACACGGAAAAAATCACAAGAGCTAATTTCACCCTGTTTAAATTCTACTTTCCCCGGTTTATCTGCAATACGACGTTCAATCGTATATTCAGGTTTATATCGACTCTGCTTATAAATAAATTGCGGCTCAGCAGGTGTAATAATCGCGATACGTTCAAAATCTACCTTTTCTACCAATAATGAAGCCCACATACGTGCATGCGGTTTAAGCAAGGCTATTTCCCCCAACACAATGTCTTTTGAAATCTTTTTGCCATTCCCTGCACCATTGGCGATAGCAAGGCGTAAAAACTCTAAAAAATCAAATTTCTCAACTAACATAATCGCCTTCCTATACTTCCTGAACGTCAATATTTAAAACTGTTTTCATCAAATGCTTCTTGTTGCGATAGCTCGCGGTTTTACGTGTTATTGCAGACTTCACATCTTCAACTACGAACTCTCCAGCTGCTGTGTAGTAAGTAAAATCTGCAAAGTATCTCAATGCTGGTTTTGCTCTTTTCTCTCCTGCAATTCTCGTTTTGGGTGCCAACTCAAAGCACTGGTGGTGTTTGAGCTCGCGGATCTCTTTGTGCTGCTGCATAGCTTTAAGCTGTATGTATCGTTTAGCTTCTTTCTTACTATCAAAAGTGAGCCCATCTATTTCCACTTTTATGGCGTTGAACTTGTTCTTTTTAGCTTTGGCCGCAGGCTGGCCGCCACCCCCATATTTTTCTCTATACTCAGCCGCCGTCATGCTTGTCATTGATGCCTCTGAATACGTAAAGGCGTATAGGTACTAAAATCACCAACACTTTGAAATTGGGCTACCCGCTTTTTACACTTGAAACATTCAATGCATCTGCAACCCATTTTGTATCCCCAAGATGAGCCATGCTTTACACCTTCAAGTACTACTCGTTGCTCATTGATGAGACTAGGATCTACTCCAGGTAGTGCAAAATAAGATTTATCCATTCTGATTAGCTGTAATTTTTTTGCTTTTACAAGCTGCTTGGTTAGGCTTGCTGCATGAACTGTTGAAGATCCAAGTAAGCCAGCAATCTCATTAATTCCGGTCCACGGATTTTTTTGAACAAAATCTAAAATCGCGAAATGAATATCTACAGATTTACGTCTACCTTCATTATTAACTTCACTAGAAATACGGAGCTCTGCTTTAACGTCATCACTTAAAATGTGCTGGCCATGCCCATTAATTGCAGCTCTAACCGCGTTAATCGTGCTAATCGGATAATTGGGCCGTTTAGCTCTCTGACAGATATTGTTAAGTGCTACGGCGACCTGTTGCGTAGTTACGATGCACTGTACTGTTTGATTCATTATGCTGCCCCCTGATAACTATGTTCATGTTTGAAATTAGCTTCAATTAAAGCTCTGGCCAGTTGTGGACAAACTGAGTTACCCACCATTCGAGTCTGTTCAGTTTTAGTTAGAAAAATCTCATTGCCCTGATCATCAATACCGCGTTCAAAAATATAGTTTTCCGGAAAGCCTTGTGCTTTAAATAGCTCAACTGGCTGTAGCATACGAAAACCAATATCTGTAATTTGATACTGTTGATGATCAATAGTTACCAGTCCAAAACGGTCTTTGGTTGGTATAGTCCTAAGCGGTTGGTCTACAGGGTTCCCATCTTTTTCATTGCCATAAAAAGCCGTTAAAAATGCTCTTACTTCTGCAAACTGATTGATGGTAGTCATAGTGTGTAGAGGCTCATCAACATTCTGGCCAACACAATTATTTTTGAGCTTTGACAAATGGCTGACCACCAAAGCGTTATGATCTTTCGCCGTAATAGTGTGGACCGGATCAGTAGCAGCAGATCCAACAACACCAGTGTAATTCTTGGCTAAAAATATCGAGGCCAGTGCATGATGTCCGCCTTTTGTCTCAGCACATATAGTTCGTAATGGTTCATCAGCAGGCATACAGCGTTGATTTGAAGCATTAGCACATTCTGTTAATACCGGCGCAACCAGACTATTAGTCTTCACAATAAATGGCTGAGCAGTATTTAAAACATATCGTTCCACCCCTTTTGCAATCCTTTCCATAGTGGCTTTGGCCAGAGGTCTCTTTCGCAAAAATATGCTTGGGCACTGAATACTCCAGTCAATGCATTCTGCAGCTGTGCGCCAAGGTTTTAATAATCCTTTCTGCACCTGGATGCTTTCAGGATGAGCGTGGGTAGCTTTTGGCCATACGATAGGCAAACCATCACGACGGGCTATCAAAAAGAAGCGCTTACGGATTGTAGGAGACCCATAATCACAGGCCCGCAGTTCACGCCATTCAACTTCATAACCTTGACGATTAAGCGCATTAACAAAGCTTTTGAAGGTACGCCCTTTATTTTTTGGGCATGGTCTGCCATTAGGTCCTAAAGTGCCCCAAGTTTTAAACTCTTCAACATTTTCAAGAATAATGACACGGGGACGGGTTTTAGCTGCCCAGCGCAAAGCCACCCAAGCCAAACCACGGATTTTCTTTTCAACTGGCTTGCCACCCTTAGCCTTACTAAAGTGCTTGCAATCAGGACTAAGCCAAACCAGACCAACTGGTTGATTACCTGTTGCATGAACTGGATCTATATCCCATACGCTTTCGCAGTAATGCTTGGTTTCAGGATGATTAATCCGGTGCATGGCCAAAGCTTTTGGATCATGATTAATGGCCACATCAACCGGACGGCCAAAAGCCTGTTCTAGTCCTGTACTGGTACCGCCACCACCAGCAAAATTATCAATAATCAACTCATGAGGAAAAAGTGCCATATTCATGCAAACTTCCTCCCATTCCGATAAATCTGAGCAACCTGATTTTTCAACTCTTCAGGAATTGGGGAGCCTTTGCGATTACGTTCAGAGTATGCAAGCTGTTTCAGTTTCTGCTGTCCTTCCTGCTTTGGATCGACCCATATCTGTTGTGTTTGGCCTAAAGCTTTAGCTTGCTCAACGTAATCCTCATACACGCCCTTAAATGCAAAATGAGCGGTTTTTTGCCCTTCAACATTCAGAATGTGTAGAACATCATCTAAAGCCTGTTTGGTAATCACCGTAATCTGTGTTTTTGGCTTGTTCATGAACTTGAGTGCCTGTACCCATGCTGTATCAGCAGTCATCCAGTAACCCATTTCACATAAAGCTCTGAAGCGTGGCAATGTTGGACAGAACTGCTCTGAACGCATACGATCCAGACCGTTTTTGATTTGATCCGGTGTAAGACCTGCTAAAGTTTCAGCTGCTACCATGATCAGTTCATCATCTTGGTATTCAGCATATTTTTTGTTGAACTCAGAACCAAAACGGCGCTGCATCACTTCAAAAACTAAACCGCATAATTCAGGATTTTGGCGCTGTGCAGTAATTTCATTTCTGATCTGGGTGATATCGAACATTAGTTTTTCTCCGACATACGTTGAGCTGCAGCCATAAAATCTCTACGTCCACCTTTCGGTTTTTCAGAAGCTGGAGTTTTGTCAACTTTCCCCTGTGCTTTACTTTGATGGTTTTTCAAGAATGTAAGCCAGGTACTGATCCAGCTTTGTGGAGTTTGGACAGTTTCATTTTTCAAAGCCCATTGACCCAATTCTTTGAGTAAGCCATGAATCTGTTCTGAAGAGAGATTAGGAAAACTGACTAACGCTTGCTTTTTGAAATCCTTAGCCACTGGATAATGATTAGCGAATTCTTTAATCGAATAGCGTGTTGAGTCTTGGGGATAGTATTCGATGAATTGCAGCATCGATTTATTTTGAGCTACGAACTCACCTTCGCGCTTATTATCATTCTCTCTAATAGATTCTATATAACTATCTATTGTGTGTTCACTAGGGGAACTAGTTACTGGTTCACTAGGGGAACTATTCTGGTTCACTAGGGGAACCGGTTCACTAGGGGAACTAGTTTCATTAGTGAACCGATCTTTAATAGAAACCTCATTTAAGCGGTAAGATTTTACTCCCTGCTTACCTGTAGAAATTACACTGATTACGCCTAATTCAATAAGCTCCTTTAGACCAGCAGATACGGTTTTTCTACCTAGCTGACGTGCTCCAGGTAGATCACTGCCCTGTAGCTGGGAATAGCTTATAAAATCAGATTCCTTGTTATGTCCATTTATGCGGTTTTCTAGCTCTGCATAAACATTACGTGCCGCATCACTAAGAAACGGCCACACTTCTTTTCGATACAAGCGGCTAGACATAACATAGCCTTGATCGAACTTATCGCTATACATGCTTTTTCCAGCCTCTCGTTGTGGCTGTAACTCCGCTTTTCGAAATTTAATAATCTTGGCAGCAGTCATACTTCACCCGCCTTGGGCTTCATATAACCACCAAACGCTTCAACCGTTCCTGATTTCACCAGACTCGCTACCACTTCACTGGCCATCCAGTCGTTAATACGGCAACGGCGCGCCAGCTGCTCAGCCAAATCAGTTTTTCGTACAGCTGCGTTATTTACGTCTTGATTTCTCAAACGCAAATTATTTTGATTGTGCTTAAAAAGCTCATCAAGAATTCTTAAAGCCGGATCATAGAAAGACTGCACTTGCTGCATGTGTCTATAATCAGCGTTATTAATTACAGAGTTCATAGAGCCTCCTGCTGTGGTGAGGTCACAAACAGAGCTACTGGTTCAATAAAGCGGTGCTTGGCTTTCCGATCTGAAAGCTTAAGATGAGGTTTGGCAGTATTAACTGATGACTGATTTTCTTTGAGATCAACAGGTTTGCCATTACTGGTCTGTTCTGTTAAATTTGCTCTATTCATTTGGCTTTCCTAATTCAATTGAATAACTAACCGCTGACCTGTTCCCGCAGGAAAGCGGTTTTTATTTGCCTGTACTATCGTTACGATCTGATAAATCTGTGTGCAGCTCATGGTTTTTATCGCTCCCTGTTAAACCGAAAATCTTTTGCTTAATCTTCGTTTCGGCTTTCAACTTAAGGAGATGAGGCATGATTAATTTTTCATACACATATTCACTAGCCCCCTGTCCAGCACGATCTATTTCTGCAAGACCTGCTAATTGTTCTTTATCCATGACCGGTAAATGGACAGTAATAGACGCATTTTTTTTAGGTTTACGTGTCATACCCGTTCCCCTACTGTTTCAATATTTCGTTTTATTGGTTGCTTGCCTTGGACTAAGTCGCGAATTTGATATTCACGAGCTAATGGAATGCGATGCTTTGGCCATTGATAAACAGCAGATGGTTCAATCCCAAGTAGGCTGGCCAGCTCTACACCATTGCAGCCAAGCAGATTAAAAGCTTCTTGTTTAGTCATAATTCCCTTCCATAAAAGTAAGATTTCTTAGTATTTAAACAAAGAAAACTTATTATTGCAAGATGTAAGATAACTTATATGAAAGAAGAAACTACCGGTCAGCGTATACGTACGCTTCGACGCTCGAAAAAGATGACTCAGGCTCAGTTGGCGAAAATCGCAGGAGTAAGTTCGCCTGCAGTAACCGAATGGGAAAAAGATAGCTATTTACCCAAGGCAGCATCCCTAAAGGCTCTAGCAAATGAATTTGGAGTTAGTACTGAATATATTCTGACAGGTAAGACAGAAGCAGCTTCTACAGTTCCATTGAATGGCAATATTTATATGTCTCCAATGGAGTTCAGAACTGCTGAAGGAAAAAAGTCTAATGTAAGGATACCTGTGTACAAAGATGTAAAAGCTTCATGCGGCAATGGAATTGAAAATTTTCTGGAAGATCCTAGTGGTTATTTAGATATGGATCCTGAGCTTTTAAAGTTTCTAGGAATTCAATCGAAACCAGAGAATCTTAAAGTTATTTATTCTGATGAATATAGTATGTGGCCTACTGTTGCACCCAATAGTCCACTGTTTATAGATGTTTCAGATAAAGATCCTGACTTCTTAAAAAGTGGTTGTGTATATGTATTTACGCATAATCATGAATTAAGAATGAAGCGTTTTTTTATTAGTTACGCTGGTGGCAAAACAGTAAGATTGGCTAGCGATAACCCAGATAAAATACGGTATCCAGATGAGTTCATAACAAATGAACAGCTTAATGAAATAAATTTAGTTGGACGTTTAGAGTCCGCTTTAATAAAGCCGTAAATTTTGGATTTTCTAATGATAGACAATAATTTAATTTATAACGAAATAATAGAACACCTTAAAAAGGCAGCTTCAGACAATGAAAGCTTACAACTTACACCAGAAGAAGTGAAAATCTTAGCTGAAGAACTTGGCGACTATGCTTGTGTTCCTTTAGTCACTGGTGAGGAACTTATGGAGCTTATTAGAGAAAAAACTGATAGATAGAATTTGTTATTTTAAAAGTTTAACCCATCTTCAAGGTGGGTTTTCTTTTGCCTAAAAATTCTCAATAACTAAGATTTATTAAAAATAATAAGATTTCTTATTTATTATATTGACACTTAAACTAAGTTTTCTTATATTTATCTCGTACCCAATAAAAAAGCCCGCTGGACTGGACATCGAACGGGCTTTTCTAACACAACGAGGCAATTATGAAACAAAAAGCTGTTAAGAGTCAAACGACTCAGATCCTCTTTCAAGAACCTACTCAGGAAGAGATGTACGGTAAACCCCGTTCTATCTTCGCTAACCTTTGCACTTTTCTCTTATTGTTAAGCCTGTTCATTGGCTTAGTTGCCATGCTCCGCAGCTGTGCCGATGAAGCTGAAACTCAGGCAGTCCAAGCACATGCCTATAACGCCAAGTTTTCTCAAGAGCCTCAACTGGTTCAAGTTGTGGAGGCTCGCTAATGACAACTTCTACTCAAACATTCTCTGAATATTTAGGCGGCTTTGAAACTGGCCACATGACTATGCGTCTTGGACATACCGTTTACGTTGAACAAGGCAAAGATATTTTTGCTGAAGATCGTCAAACCGGTGAGCTTGTAAAAGTCACTCTTGAAGAGCATGTGGCCAAACCCTGGATTCGTAAAAACTTCGAACGTGAACGCGCATTCCAGCGCCGCAAAGCTTTAGCAATTGGTTTGCAAAAATCACATATCCCATCGTATGACCGCAAAGCATATAAGCGTCGTATGGGCTGGGTTGGATCGAGATAAGGGGAAATATCATGGCGATTAATATTATTCCAGCGGATCAGCCGCTACTGGTACAGGCCATTATTGTTTATCTGTACGCAGATCCGGGCCTAGGTAAAACTTCAATTGGCTTTACAGGCGATAAGGCTATTTCTTTTGACTTTGATAAAGGTTCACACCGTACTGGTGAACTGCGACGCGGTGCAGTTGTCCAGGTGAATCAGTGGGCTGACGTGGCCAATCTGACTATGCAGGACCTGGAACCTTTTAAGACCATTGTAATTGATACCGTTGGTGCAATGCTTGAAAGCATCAAGACACATCTGATGCTGAATACCACCAACAAACAGAAAGATGGCTCACTGAAACTTAAAGCCCAAGGCTTAGCTAACAATATTTTTAAGCAATATGTAAATACCCTGATTGCCTCAGGTAAAGATGTGGTTTTCATTGCCCATGCATCAGAAGATCAGAATGGAGATCAAGTGATTTACCGGCCAGATCTAGGGGGTAAGAACCGCAACGAGCTATACCGCATCGCAGATGTAATGGGATATCTGACTACTGTACAAACAGGTGAAGGTAAGCATGAACGAGTAATTAGCTTTAGACCATGCCCTACTCACCATGCCAAAAATGCAGGTGGTTTAGGTGGTGAAACTGGTGAGGTCTGGGTGCCTGATTTGAAAGCGAACCCATCTTTTCTAGCGGATCTGATCAAGCAAGCGAAGGATCATATTAACACCATGACACCTGAACAACTGGCAACGATGAAGGCTCAGGAAGATTTAGACAACTGGATTCAAAGCTGTTCCGAAGCTCAATATGCCAGCGATTTAAACCAGCTCACTGAAGCTATCGATGATAAGCACCAGTATTACAAAAATATGCGTATTGAACTGGTTCGTAAAGCTATGGAACTTAAGTGTAATTTCGATAAACAACGTAATGCTTGGGTAGATCCAGAAGAATTCTTTGGTATTGATGACCAGCAACTCGCCGAACTCCAAGACTTCATTGATAAGCGTGGACTGGATGCGAAAACCGTGTGTGAACATCTTGGTATTGATGCACTTAACCAAATAGAAGCCAAACGCCTGTCAGACATTCAACAAGAAATTGAACAATTAGCAAAGGAAGTAATTGCATGAATATTTTAAATAGCAAAGAAGCGTTTGAAGCAATGATGGCTGGCCGTAACATCATGTGCCGTGCTATTGGGGAGGCAATAGAGTTTGATGATCTTTCTCGCTTCCCTGCTACGGTTTTCGCAATGCCGGGCTATGAGTTTTGCATCAAAGTAGAAATCATGGAACTGGCAGGTATTACATTTACCAAGCCTTTAACTCTTGATGACGTAGTAGAAGGTCAGGAAATTTTCTTGGTTTATCCTGATCACATTGCACATACTCAATTCACTTCACTGTCTGGAAAGTATGTTAACTGTGTGAAAAATGGTTTTGCCCAGATGGATCAGGAGAATGCTGAATTACAACTACAAGCAATTGGTAAACTTCTTGGACGAACTATTGCTTACCCTTTGACGATAGAAAGTCATTACAAGCCTGAAAAGAAACGTCGTAGTCGAAAAGCTAGGGAAGATACCGACCAGACCAGCGAGCCTGCTGGTCCAGGTGACACCATACCGAATATTGAAAAGACGGTTGAAGCAGAGCCTGTTCAAGCTGCAGAAAAATGGATAGATCCGGAAGAACTGAAAAAGCAGTACTTGCTTCGCTTGCATAAGCTAACGACTACAGAAGAAGTAATGCAGCTGCGTTATGAAATTAATCCTGACAATCGTTTAAGCAAAACTCAGATTTCTTATTTAAACATAGCAGCTGAGCAGCAGATTGCGAAAATTGAAAAGGATGCAGCTGAACAGACTACTACAACTGCAGAAGAACCTGAGCCTGAAAATGTCCAAAACTCAACATCAAATGATGTTGAAGAAAAGACATTAAGTGTAGATGAGCTTAAGCGTTTACAGAAGGAAGCTGAGGCTTTAGTTCAGGCTAAAAAGCAAACCGCTGAGGCTACAGAACAGCCTATTCATATCTTCAGCGCCACCAAACGTGACCAGATGATTGAGCACATTCTAAATCTGAACACCACTGAAGCATTAATGAAATATGCACCAGCCATCACTGCCGCCAAACCTTCAATGCATCCTGAGCATCATATTGCTGTGTTAGACGCGTATGCAACAAGGATGGTCACTTTAGATCAGCTAGATATGCTGACCACTGATGGGGTACAGGAAGTATGATGGGTTACTCATACAGCTCTAAAACTCGCGTTTTATTTATAAAGCGCGGAGACATCGAAAAGACTTTTAGCAATGTTTCTTTAAATGAAGTCACTGATTTAATCGCTAACTACTGCTGGAGAATGGGATGGAGAAACTAAAACAACGTGACCGCGCCGGCTTCATTCTCTGGCTTGGAAAAATTGATTATACGGCCCGTACAAATTCTGACGGTGTGATGATCTTTTCTCACAAATATGTGAATCCAAAGCGCCAGCGCCATGTGGTGCTCATGCCGAATGGTTCAGGTAACCAAGCCCTATATGAATTGGTGAATGAGTATGAGATCCATCAGGTTGCACCAGTAGACAAACTTGAAATTGAAGCTGAATCACTGGGCCTATGCACAAAGCAATCAATGGATACTGTAAGGAAGTTTCTAAAAGCTAGTTTTTTACTTTAATAGGAAACTATTAAAAAATAATAGCTTAGTTTTTTATTTTAATAAAATATTGGTGATGTGATGGATATTCAGAAAGATGAAGCTTTTGAATTAGCATTTTCAAAGACTAATTTTTATAAGGGGATGGTTGAATCATTAAAAAACAAAGACTGTCCTTTTGAATCTGTTTTTGAAATTCGTAACGGCAAATATCGTAGTTCATACGTTCAGTTGTCACATGAGATATGGCAAGCAGCCCAAGCGGTACCGGAAGGTTTTGTTTTGATGCCAAAAGAATCAAATCGGGATCTTCAATTTTCATTTGAAAAAGGAATGTTGGAATCAGATGCATTCTTTGGTGATGAAGAGTGTTTTAGGGATGGCTATAAAGCCATGGTCCAAGCATATTCAGAGGAGGTAATTTAAATGGCCCGTTTAACAAAATTAGCTCGAATGACTGCAGAAGAAAAAGCTGCAGCTAAAAAAGAGTTTGAAGAAGCATCTAGTGAAAGCTATTTTCCGCCTGAAGTAATTGCCTTGGCTTTTGGTGTATCAGAAGCATGGCTGCAAAAGACTAGAAGTAATGGGGATGGTATCCCTTTCTCTAAACCTCGTGGGCTACGGCGAGTTCAATATCAAAAGAAAGATGCTTTGAGATATTTTGAAAGAAGTAAATTGATAAGTACCTCAGCATGAATCATCATAAGCACCTTCGGGTGCTTTATTTTTACCCAATCAAAAATAGACCATAAATAGACTTTACCAGTAAAAAAATAGACTAATTTCTTAAAATAGACCCATAATAAACCAAATAATTATTGCTTGATAAAGTCCTGTATTGCTCTATAGTGTTATAAGCCTAAATATATAATAAATAATACTAAATTATACTGCTCCATAAAGTCCGGTATTGCTCTGTATAGTCTAAAATCAATCTATTTTTTTAGATAACTCTGAACTTTAGGGTTCAAGGGTAACGACATGCAGCGGCATCACCGGAGACACCAGTTTTCA